AGTGCAGCCTCAACAACAGCAATCAGCTTGGCTTTAGTACCACCGAATGCCAGCACTGCTTTGAAGCTAGATGCTATGTATTTCTCAATAGCTGTGACCTTTTTGTACTTGGTCTTTTTAGCATCAGCCTTGGCAATGGTTTCCTGAGACATATCAAACAGCTTGTTGTCAATCAGGGTCTCAAGATACATTACCTCAGTCCCCTCGAAATCAACTAACTCTTTAAGCATATCTCGCCGCGCAGCCGCAGCCTTTGCATCGGTATTATTTCCTTTGTACTTATACCGATTGTCGACAGAGACCAGCTCCCAAGACTTACCGACAGTAGCCCTCAGCAGCGCAATAGTCTCATTGCGCTTGCCGTCTGCGCGACCAGCATTAATCAGCTTATTAAGTCCATCCATCCAATTGTTAACGACTGCTTCAATAATTATCTCTTTAGCCAGTACCCAGTAGACTGCTGTCCGTTTCTCAGCAGCCGCGCCAGAATATGGTTCTAAACGTACCAGCAATGCTTTCTGCTCTTTTGTTGCTTTACTCATAATATCATTCCTTATTACATTGGTCATATACTCGGAAGTGAGCATACATACCGCATAACCCCTATGGGCTATGCACTATGTACGCGCAAAGATACCGCGCACAGTCTCATTACTGTGCGCGGCGTGGACTTATTCTCTGTCGAGTGCTGGACTAGGCATACCAGTGCGGGGAAGAGTCCAATTCGAGTCTCCGCATTTTCACCACTGACGTTCAGGCATTAGTGGTTCACCGGCTGTCTGACGTGGCGCGTTGTCGCCCGTCTGTGTAGCGAGTCCGTACCCGCTTGACACTGAGATGATATCCAATGGCTAATAGCAAAGTGATTCACATCACAGAGCCATAGCCATACCGTACATCTTGTTGCTTACATAGTAGGTAATCAACACAATATAGCGAACGCACTATCTAGGATTAGGGGCGCGGCATGGACATGGGGGTATACGTGGTCTATATATATTAGGTGTTTCCACAAAATTTTTTATCAGAATAACATATAGACGTTATTCTTAGCCGCACAAATGCCCGGTACCTTTTTAGTCGCTAAGGACTCTTAGCCGCGCCTAGTACTGGGCTTGCTTTATTAGGAACTTAGCCATATCATCAATACGTAACTACTTAGGAATTAAAATGGCTAGACCAAATAGAAACCTTAAAAAATTAAATTTTTATCTGAGTGAAGCAACCCATAATTGTTTAAAGCATTTAGCCGCGCTTAGGGAAACAACTGTCTCTGAGTTAATGCGGGAAGGGTTACGTCAATACGCACTGACTGAACTTAACAAGGAAAAGGATAGTGGAAGAATCGTCACAGGCGGAGCTGGACAAGATGCTAGCAGAGATGTTGCCACCAACGCAGAAGGAATTAACTCCAACGGCGCAGAAGGGTAACGACCATGATGCGAAGCTTGCGATGGAGCTGGTCTCTAATATCAGACCTCGTACAGAAGTTGCGGCTGCGTATGGGTACACTGCGGCTCAACTCAAAGCGCGGCTACGAAACGAATCTTTTCGAGCAGTACTTAGAGAAGCGAAGCGGCTCTGGGCAGCAGACACCAACGCCAAAGACCGAGCGCGCCTCAAGGCGGGTATGCTTGTTGAAGACTCACTCCTCGACATCTATGAAATCGTCACAGACCAAGGAGCAACTCCCTCAGTAAGAAACCAAAGCTTCCAGAACCTAGCTAAAGTAGCTGGGCTGGACCAACCGCAGAAGGGTGGGGAAGGTGGTGGACTACGTATAGTTTTTAATATGCCGACAGGGGAACAGGAGATTTCCTTACCAGCTATTGACATAGACCCTGAGTAATGGTGCAATTGCATTGCACCCCCGTCAGTTTTCTCCTTTCTGACGCGAAACCCCAAGAGGCTCTCCCTCTCTTGGGGTTTCTTTTTATGTGACCCTATACTATATTAACCACTCAAACAGAGGAGAACATTGTGGTAACTGAAGTTATTGACACTGAAGAAGACGCAGTAATAAAGATAGTTCAGCTTAAAACTGATATTGCTAGGCTAGAAGCTGACAAGCTTGAGATGCAGGGGACTATTGATGGGTTAACTACTCAGATAGTTCAGATACTCAGTGATGCCGAAGAATAGCGATAAAAAACTGAAAGGGCTTTACGGTAGCTATAACAAGCCTAAGCGAACCCCTGACCACCCTACTAAGTCACATATGGTGGTGGCTAAGGAAGGGGATAAGGTTAAGACTATACGCTTTGGGCAGCAGGGCGTTTCGGGTGCTGGCAAAGACCCCCAGACAGCCAAAGAAAAAGCTAGGAAGAAATCCTTCAAAGCCAGACACGCCAAGAATATATCTAAGGGCAAGATGTCTGCCGCGTACTGGGCGGATAAAGTAAAATGGTAATTGTAATATCATGCAGTGGAAGCCAGCCGATTTAATAATCATAATAGTGACCATAAGCGTTTGCTTGGCACTGTTGCTTGCTATGCTTAAACCACTAATTACTGGTGAGCCACTCAGCGTGGAAAAGGCAGAGATGGTAAAGATAATAATCTTGACGTTGGTAGCATTGGTCTCTGTGTATATTGGTAAAAAGGTATAACTCAGATGTATAAAGTAAAATGGTAATTCAATTGTACCTCCGACTGATGAACGAGGCTGAGTACTATAGGCGGCTAAATGACTCTTAACCAGAAACAAGTAGAGTTCACACGTACACTGGGTCATTTTATAGTGTGGTGCTTCCGTAACGACTACGAAGTTATTGGTGCGGAATTACTAAGAACTAAGGAACAGGCTGAGATATACGCTGCTGCTGGAAAGGGCATAATCAATAGCGTCCATAGGCTTAAGCTGGCTATTGACCTGTTTAGGGTTGTAGGTGGCAAAGTATCATGGGACACTAAAGACTATGAGCCACTAGGTAGGCAGTGGAAGAAGCTACACCCCGATGCAAGATGGGGCGGGGACTTTACTAATAGAGACTGTGTACATTTCAGTTTTGAGTACAAAGGACGTAAGTAAGTGGACAAGAGCGTAAGTGATTTTGTTATTGTTGTGATTACTACAGTATGCGTGCCATTGTTGGCTTGGACTTCTCTGACCCTATGGGACTTAAACATACAAGTAACAAGACTTAGCGAAGCTACATCACAGTTGACCGCAAGGCTTGCTGAGACGAATAGAGTAGTAGTAACCCGCGTGGAATTTGAGGCACATAATGAGCGACTAAACCAAGAACGCACTGGAATCAACATTAGACTTAACAAACATGATGACCAGATTCGCGCACTTGAGATGAAGCGTAAATAATTTTAAACAACGAGGCTAAACCAATGAAATTTTTCCTAAAGAGTAAAACAATCTGGGGCGTGATTATGATGGTAGCCCCCCAAGTCTTGCCAATCGCTACACTGTTTGGTCTACCTGTTGGTGGTGATGATGTAACACTGCTTGGCAACTTTGGCGATTCCGCCTTAGAAACTGTTGGTGCTGGGCTTGCTATTTATGGTAGGTTTAAAGCTGGCGGTATAACAGTAAAGCCTTAAAAGTTAAGACTAACCTTGGTATAGAGAGAGAAAAATGGCTAATAACAAACCCCACTGGTCTACTATAAAAGACCCAGTAAAGCGCCGAATAGCTAAAGAGAAGCAAGAAGCCCGCATTGAGGCTAATAAAGAAAATAGTAAGCAGAATAAGTATGACACAAATCAACATGCGTCATTTGCTGGCATGGCTAGGGGCTTACGAAATACTCTTGGGATGAATGCCGAGGAAACCAAGCCGCGTGCTGATGGTAAAAAATACATTGGGGACAATCCCAAGATTGCTAAGAGGTACGACTCAGATAGACGCACATCGGCTAAAGAGCGTGGAAATGAAAAAGAAAGCAAACGTGTAAGCGTCACCGAGCAAAGCAGATATAAAAATCAGATGGCTAATGCTCGGACGGAAGATGCTAGGCAGAAACGAATCGCAGGGTACGAAGACCGTAAGGCTAAGATTTATAAAGACTCTGATGATAAGGTTAATAAAAGCATAGCTGATAAAGCAGAAACTGCTAGAAAAATGGCTGGCGGTGAGTCTAAGCCTAAGCCTAAGAGCCAAGCTGATATTGCTAGGGAAACTGCTGGGAATGTTATAGCCGCAAAGGGCAGTGAGACTAAAGCTAAAACTAAAGCTAAAACTCCTTCAGGTAAACCATCTAAGTATGACTCTGGTACACGAGGTGAGGCTTTCAAAGCAGCACGCAAAGCTGGCATGAAGTCCTTTATGTATAAGGGCAAAAGATACAATACTAAAACTGCCGAGGAAAAAGATAGCGGGCGTAAGATGTCACTACCCGCAGAGAAAGCTACCCGAAAGAATCAGAAAGCTGTAGCCGCCTCTAAGTATGCACGCAATAAAAAAGCTGCTGAAACTTCCCGTAATAAGAAAGAAACCAAAGAAAATGCTTCTAACAAGCTTAAGGGCGAGGGTAAATATACTAAGGCTGCTGAAGACTTAGCCAAAGTTCTAGCTAAGACTAGCGACCGGAAAAAAGTAAATACGCCCGCAGAACCCAAGAAGTCTACTAAGAAGCGGTCTAAACCAGATAACTTCTACGGACCAAATGGTAAGTTGAAGGGAGCTGGGGGACAGTTTAAAGCTGGAATTAGCAATCTATTTGGGACTAGGCGGTAATGGCTAGCTTTAGTTACGGAAAGCCTAAGAAGGTAAAGGCTGTTAGTGAAAAGGCTCTAGCTGCTGAGGCTAAGAAAAAGAAGGCTGATAAACTAGCTTCTGACAAGGCTAAGATGCAAGCCGCCAGCCAGAGGTCAATGGCTGGTGAAGGCGCTGCAACAAAAGGCGGCTTTAAGCGAGGCTCTAGGGAATACAATAAACAGCTTGCTGATGAGGCTCGCGCTGCGGGTAAGGCTCGCGCTGAAGTAGATAAGAAAAACTATGAGCGTAACCAAGCAGCCTCTAATAACAAGGCAGCTTACTACACCGCTAACCCCGAACTTAAAGCCCAGAAAGACGCAGCACAAGCTGCATACCAAGCCCAAGCGAAAGCAGAAGCGGCAGCTCGTAGAGATACTCCTAGTAGCCGTAAAGCCGCCGCTGCGCAGAAGATGCAGAAGCGCAAGCGGAATCCTTACCGCCAGCCCACTGATACTGGAGTTTCTCGCTGGGGGATGGGCAAGCGCCTCCCTGCCAAAGCAAGACAGGCTGCTTCAGCCCAGCAGTTACCAAGTATGCAGACTACGCCAACTACAGGAGCAGCAACTAGCAGTGTAACTGGTAAGGCTGGTAAGGCTAAGAACCTTGGCTTTGGTAATGGACTTAATGGTTTGTTCGGGAGCAGACGGTAGGCATGTACGAACTTGATGACGTAATATGGGGTTCCGCAGCCCTATTATAGTATGGAAAGAGAAGTAAACTTAAACCAAAACCCGTGAGAGGTAACGAGTGGAAACGATTAGGTTCACACCTACGCCCACATGTGCTGCTTTTATGGTATCTGAAGCTCCTATACGTGCATTAGTAGGGGCAGTGGGTTCATCTAAAACAACTACATGTCTATATGAAATAATGCGCCGAGCAGCTTTACAGGCTAAAGCTCCAGATGGTCGGCGTTATACCCGATGGGCTATATGTAGAAATACCCTCAAGTCTATGAAGGAAACCGTACTCAAGGACTTCCTAGAGATGTTCGGTGAGATATGTACCTACCGCGTTGCCGACTCAGTAATACTCGTTGATGATGGCGAGGTACACTGCGAGATTCTTTTTGTACCACTTGAGTATGAAGATGATAAGAAAAGACTATTATCATCTCAGTATACTGGCATATACTTTAATGAGTTTTCTGAGATGGACCCTGACTTTATCCCTGCCGCGTATGGACGTTGCGGGAGGTATCCTTCTAAACGTAGAGGCTCCCCTACTTGGTATGGAATCATAGCCGACTCAAACCCCGGCACTAGGGATTCACCTTGGTATTCTATACTTCACGAGAACCTACCTAAAACTTGGGAGTACTTTGAGCAGCCAGCCCCATTGTTTTGGGATGACGAGCTGGATAACTTTGTAGAGAACCCAGCCGCAGAAAACATAGAAAACTTACCACCCAACCCTCTGCGTAAAGAAAAAGGTTTACCACCTAACTGGGACTATTACTACAATCTTATGGAGGGAGCTACTCCTGATTGGATTGACCGCTACGTATTGGGCAAGTGGGGCATATCTTTAGAGGGGCAACCAGTCTTTCAGCACCGATTTACTAGAGACTTCCATGTAGTTGATGACATGGAGTTTACGTATAACCACCCTATAGTTATTGGTATGGACCTAGCAAGATGTCCCGCTGCTGTATTTGGTCAGATAAATGCTAGGGGCAAGCTGCAAATACGTAAGGCTTGTTATTGGGATGGCATTGGGCTTGAGATGTTTATGAACGAGATGGTAATACCAATGCTACAGGAACCATGGGCGTTAGGTAGACCCTGCTATATAGTTGCTGACCCTTCTGGCAAAGTTAAAGACAGGGGAGAAATTGATGACTTTCATTACTTGCGCTCACTTGGGTTCATAGCTTATCCAGCTTCTACTAACTTAATACCACCTCGCATAGCCGCAGTAGACCACTGGCTCTTAAAGCAGTCTGGTGGTAATGCTGCTGTAACTTTCCATAACGAGGGTTGTGCTGACTTAATAACAGCTATGGAAGATAAGTACAGGTATAAGAAAAAGAGGGATGGCTCTTTTGATGAAAAGCCGGACAAAGCTAGACCTTGGGCGGATTTAGCAGATGCGTTTCAGTACCTATGTTTGGGTACTAATAAGCGTGTAGTTGCAAGGATAATGCGTAAAATTAAGCCAAATGTAAAGGTAAAGCCAGCGCCACCTGCTAATGGTTGGTGTTAGGAAAGTGTAAAACTGTTAGTAACACTAGGTGTGAAGTTCATTGTACCATTCCATTGCCATGTACTATAGTTACTACTAGTAGCAAAACTGACTGCACTCGCAGATGTGAGTGTTGCGGGATTACCTAACGAATTAGTATACGCCATAGTAGTCCAAGAATCTTGGGTTAGTACTGCATTAGCGGTTAAGTAAAGAGCCGCATTACTTGCCACTTCTATGTAAAAAAAGTCAGTAAACTGCACACCAGAAATAGTATCAGTAACCCAAGTACCCGCACCAGCAATAGGAATGGAATATGTAGTACATATACCCGCGTTAGAGTAGTAGTCTTCAGAATAGAACGCAGGTACTAGTTGTAAAGTACCAGATACTTCAGATTCTACGTATGCCGTAGTACCCATAAACACTATGATATACCCCCGCCGTAGACTAGCGCAGCTCCAGTAGCTGTAAAGTAAAGAGTAGCTATACCACCAATACCAAGTGTTCTATCTCCAGTAATTAGTGACCCACCACCGTTTAGCCAAGTAAGAGTAGCAGTACCCTCAGTAAGACTTACATTACCATCAGATATGTTTGCTACAACTACCCACCTACCTGCAACAGCGGCACTGTCAACTGTTAATGAGTACGTACCAGAAGTACTACCATTAAATATAAGTGCGGTTTCTTCGTCATCGGTTACTAGTGTATGTGTTGTAGATACGGTAGTTGGTTGTGGGTTCCTAGTACCAATAGGTAGGTCAGAAGCACCATGTGCGTCAAAGGTCAAGTCATCTTTGGCTCTAACTATTTCTAGAGCCTGTATTCTAGTTTCTGATACGTATAGGCTGGTTGAGTTGTTTACATCAAAGTTAATCCTAGGGTTACTAAAACCGTCAAGAAAAGTTATATCGCTGGTAGGATAGCCAGCAAAGTTTAGACCACCACCAGAACCCGACTTAAGTGTTATCTTGTCAGTGAACTCCCATGAACCACTAACCTCCTCATCTCTAGATTTGTCTGCATAACCGTCCCTAATCCACTGCCCCGGACCAGTACCTACGTAAGCATACCCGTCATCGGATTCGTTGGAGGTAGAATCATACCTATACAGCCCAACTAAGCCCGAAGCAGTTAGTATGGCGAAGTCGTCATCCTCTAAGACTGACTTGGGTTCATCCCTCAGCTCGGTTAGTGTCCTAAAGGAGGGTATTGAATCTCTACGTATTTTTAACATTGTTAGCCCTAGAATATTGACAAGTCTTTAGTTTACACTCATATTAACCTAATGAGCGATAATAATCTCCTAAGAGTAGTAACACCAAAAGAACTCGCTGACAAGGAAGCTGAGGACGTTAAGTTCGGCATAGCCAGTAATGACGCGGTTCCCAAGTTTTCCAAGCTTGTTGGTCACTTACGAAAAGAGTTCCGAAGCGCAAAAGATGCCCGATATAATTCAGGTATATCTAAGCGCATGATTGATGCACTCCGCACTTATAGGTCACTTTACTCACCGGAAAAAGAAAAGGATATTTCTGCTTTCGGAGGCTCTAAAGTACATAGTCGTGTAACCGCAACAAAATGCCGTGGCGCTACCGCAATGCTTAGGGATTTATACCTTTCAGCATCTGATAATCCTTGGGTTCTAGAGCCTACACCTGTACCTACTATACCTGAAGATATTGCGTCTAAAATATCTGGACTAATACAAGCTGAGATAGGTGTAGCAGCCGAGGCTGGTGCGCAGGTAACTCCTGAAATGTTAATGGAGAGGCTAGAGCAGCTAACTAAACAAGCGGAAAAACAAGCGGTTGAGACTGCTAATTCCGAAGCTGCTGCCAGCACAGATAAGCTAAACGATATTCTTATAGAAGGTGACTACTATAAGGCTATGCGTGAGTTCCTTATTGACTTACCCATATTTCCACTAGCTGCTATAAAAGGTCCAGTTGTAAACAATGTAGCTAAGACTAAGTGGAAGGATGGTAAGGCTGAGTTAATCTATGAAGCTCAGATGCAATGGAAACGTGTTAGCCCAATGGACTTATACTTTACCCCAGATGCCGGAAACCTAGACCAGTCCTATGTCATAGAGCATATTAAGATGGCGCAGACTGATTTAACTGCGCTTATAGGCGTACCCGGATATGACGAGGAAGCTATCCGAGCAGTTCTGGATGACTGGAATAACGCTAGGCAGTCTCAGGAATGGCGTGACTGGTTTGAGACAGAACGGGAAGACCTTGAGTCCCGTGATTTCTGGACAACCAGAGGTAAGCTTATTGATTGTATTGAGTATCATGGTGTTATAAACGCTGAGATGCTAGCTGATTATGACGTTATACCTAAGTCTAAAGACGGTAAGTATGACTCTGCTGAGATGTATATGGTTGACGCTTGGCTTGTAGATTCACACATACTCAAGGTACAGATAAACCCTTCACTTGCCATGAAAGCCCCGTACTACGTTACTTCTTTTGAAAAAGTTCCGGGTTCTATATATGGGTATGGGCTTCCTGACATATTAACTGATATACAGGACGTATGTAACGCTACAATGCGTGCGCTGGTTAACAATGTATCTATATCTTCTGGACCTCAGGTTATTGTAAACGATGACCGACTAGCTCCCGGAGAAACTGGCAATGAACTTTATCCTTGGAAACGGTGGCATATTAATGACCACCCAGATGGTAGCTCTAAAGGTACGCAGCCAGTATCTTTCTTCCAACCTAACTCTAACGCTCAGGAGTTAATGGCTATATACGAAAGATTTTCGTCAATGGCTGATGAGGCATCCGCACTACCTAAGTATATGACAAGTGGTACAGGTGCTGGGGGTGCTGGACGTACAGCCTCTGGTCTTGCTATGCTCATGGATAATGCATCGAAAGTAATGCAGAATGTAGCAGCTAATGTAGATGACGATGTATTAGACCCAGCTATTACTAGGTTGTATGAGATGGTAATGCTTACTCAAGGTGATAATGCTGTATTACGTGGAGACGAAAGTGTTCAAGTTCGTGGCGTTACAGTAGCTGTACAAAGGGAAACTGACAGGATGCGGAAACTTGAGTTCCTACAGATGACAGGCAACCCAATGGATATGGAGATAGTAGGTCTAGGTGGTAGAGCCGAGGTACTTAAAGAAATAGCTAATGACCTTGGCATGGATGGTAAAATGATAGTACCCTCTAAAGCTGAGATTGAGCAAAAAGTTGCAGCGCAACAGCAAGCTATGATGCAGCAACAGGAAGCTATGATGCAGCAAGGTGGTGGACAAGCACCGCAAGAGGCTAGAGACCCTGCCATGCAAGCGCGTGAACCCCAAGAGAACGTAACTAGAGGAATGGTACAATGAGCGAGTTAGGTGTAACAAACGATAAAGATTATGCTAAGTCTTCACAGGGTAAAACCTACGGAGAAGAAAAATTTGAAGCTAGCTATGTAGACAAGAGTGTAAGTCCAGAGTATCAACAGGTTACTTGTGACAAAGATTACAACAAGACCAGCAAGTTGATGCACCCAGACCATCGTGGGCATGACCACTCTGAGAATACTAGCGATGGATTTAAAGCTTCTCCAGCGTCACCTGAATACCAGCAAGTAGGTAATTCTGATGATTACGCTAAAAATGGAAACCGTAGCATGTTCCCATCTGAGAAAAAGAGTGAGTCAGTATTCGGACCAATGCCAAAGGTGATGTAATTATGGATTCCTACCGACAAGTATCAAGCCCGACTACTTTTCCTAAAAGCGGTGACAGTAGTAAGTATAAATGCAGTGAGCGCCTTATATCTAGTAAGGTTAGTAAAGGTGACATTTATGATAAAGGTGATGAGTTTATGGGTGGTAAAGACCAGAAGACTTCTTATCCTAAATGAAACTTGGTAAAAATGTATCAATAGCAATAGCGGATATTCCTGATGTTTACTTAAACAGTTTTATATCAGTTATTGATGTTATTGAAAAAAAGCAGGTAGAGGCTATGTTATCAGCAAAGCCGGAAGACTTGCTATCCACGCAGAAATCGGTGCAGACACTAAGGGTTCTTAAAAAAGCTATTAGAAGCGCGCCGGAAGAAGCAAAACTACATAATAAAAGGAATACCTAATGACCGAAGCACAAGTCAAGGCTCCAGAAGAACTATCAGCAGATGATTTACACGCACAGGTATACCCACGAGAAGTAGTGGGGGATAATTCTGATACTGAAATTGATGACCTAGTAAAGTCACTAGGTACACCAGAAGAACATAATGAGGCTGAGGCTGAGGCTGAGGCTGGAAAAGATACAAAGGAAACTGAGCCTCCAGCTAAACCACGTGAAGACTGGAAGCAAAAGTACTACACTTTACAGGGTAAGTACGATGCCGAAGTGCCTAGACTTAGTGGCGAGATACGAGAGCTTAAGTCTGAGATGCAGAATCTAGCGGAAAGAACACCGGAAGTACCTGAAGTACCTGAACAAGTAGGGCATTCCTTGATTACTGAGGAAGAAGTTGAGCTGTACGGCGAGGACTTTATTGATATAGTTGGTCGCCGCGCCCAAGAGATTGCCGCGCAAACTACTGGTAATACTGTTGCCGAGTTACGTGCTGAAATAGCTGAGTTAAAAGGTGACGTATCCAATACTGGTCAACGTATCCAACGAACTGAACAAGAAGGCTTCTACGTTAAGCTTGATAGAGAGCTTGAAAATTGGCGTGATATAAACGTAGACCCTGATTTTGTGGCATGGTTGGATACTGAAATACCTGAAACACGGGGTATGACACGCAAATCAGTGTTGATGGATGCTTTCAACAGTGGTAGTGTTAAAGATACTGCGGATGTATTTAGAACTTATACGTCCGCAAAGCAGGGAAACGCTAGAACCTCTGCGAGCAACGGGGCAGGTCAACCCGCAGGTAATGCGACACTTGACTTAAGCCAATACGTTGCTCCTTCAGCAGGACAAGGTAGCCCCCAAGGTAATACTGGACAGCAAATCGCCCAGAAAATTTGGACTCAACCGGAAATCGCAGCATTTTATACGCAAGTTCGACAAGGCAAATTCAAGTCTCGACCTGATGATAAAGCCAAAATTGAGCAGAGCATCGTAAACGCTAGCGCACAAGGCAGGGTTCGTTAAAATTAATTTAACCCTATAAGGCTATACACAATGTCAACGATTAATAAAACAGCAACTTTCCCCGGCGATTCCGCGCCGATGATTGGTGACCCGACTACATACTCAGGCACATTTATCCCCACCCTCTGGTCTGGCAAGCTCGTAGAGAAGTTCTATGACGCTACTGTGCTAGCAGCCATTGCTAACACTAACTATGAAGGTGAGATTTCAAAGTACGGCGATAACATTATTATCCGCCAGAAGCCAACCATTGCCATTAAGAACTACACTGCTGGCTTAGACCTTGTCAGTGAACGTCCTAGCGAGGACACCCTGAACTTGCCAATCGACCAAGGTAAGTACTGGGCTACTGAGCTTGATGATGTCATGGAAGTACAGGCTGACATCGACATGCTGTCAATGTGGGCTGATGACGCATCAGAGCAGATGAAGATTGAGATTGATACTGATGTTCTAGGCTTTATGCTTGATAAGCCAGATAGTACTAACCGTGGCGCTACCGCTGGGGCTAAGTCTGGAAACATCGACTTAGGTGTAACTACTAGCCCACTGCTTATTGACAAGAGCAACGTAACGGACATTATTGTTCGTGCTGGTCAAGCTCTGGATGAAAATAATAACCCTGAAGGCGGGCGTTATATTGTTATCCCAGCATGGATGGCTGCGCGCATCAAAACGTCTGAGCTTAAAGATGCTTCATTGACTGGTGACGGCTCAAGTATCCTGCGTAATGGTCGCCTTGGTCAGATTGACCGATTCACCATCTACATGTCTAACTTGTTGCCTAATGGTGTTGCTGGTGGTCTTGCTGCTGACGAGTTCGCAGTTTACTTCGGTAATACAATGGGTCTGACTTTTGCATCACAGGTAACTAAGGTTGAGACTCTGCGAGCAGAGAAGACCTTCGGGACCATTATGCGTGGTTTGCAAGTGTACGGTCGTCAGGTTATTAAGCCTACTTCGATTGGTCAGATTATTTGTAAAGCTAACGTCTAGGTAGTGTAGGGGGGCTTAACCGCCCCCCTCTTTTATCATGGCATGGACTATAAGCGAGGCAATAGGAGCAGTCAGGGAAATCCTTAAAGACGAGGTTCCTGAGGCTTATCGCTATTCTGATGCTTCTCTTATGAGAGCTTTTAACATAGCCATTACCGAGCTTCATACTCTCCGACCCGATGCTTTTATAGTAAAGGAACCTTGGACGTATCTCACTACTGATGATATGGATAAGGAGTTTCCTGTACCACTAAACTTTTTTAACCCTGTTATATATTTTATATGCGGCTATGCTGAACTGCGGGACGAGGAGTATTCGCAGGACAATCGTGCTGGTATACTTCTAACTAAGTTTACACAAGACGTTACAGGTGGGCAGCGTGGCTAATAGTGATTACCGAGATGGCATATCTGATGACGGTCAAGGAACTTTAACTGAACTCCTAGAGGAGATTGCACCTAAAGTTCCCGGAGCCGTTAGTGGCTATATCACTAAGGAACTGACAATAGCTGCTAGAGAGTACTTTAGGTTATCACAGGCTTGGCAAGAGTTCCTATCACTGCCTACCCTTACAGAATCCTTAATGCCCTACAATTTAAACCCAGTAGACGACACCAACAAAAAGGTGTACGCGGTACTGGGTCTATCCCGTGATGGTATTCAGTTCCATAGAGGGGCGGTTAACAACTTTACTGCTGCGAATATTGCTTTTAATAATACTAGCTACTATTGCAGTCCGCCTACTACTATAAACTTTACTTTCCCCATACCTGATGATAAGCCACTAGATAATGTTATAGCTCAGGTATCCTATGTACCACTAGTTAAGGGTACAGATATGCCACAGTGGATTATAGATAACCACCGTGAGGGTATCATAGCTACTACTCTTTCAAGGCTATTTCGGGAAATTGATAAGCCGTATACTAGCAAAGTAGATGCTATGTATTATGGCAACCTTTCTAGATACCATATTGCAGAAGCGAAAACCTTACAGCAAAAGAACTACGGCAATGGTGAGCATCAGTGGATGTACCCTAGGGGTACAAGATGAGTAATCAACTTATGCCAACCTATCGACAAAAACTGCTGCTAGGGGAAGTTAACTGGGAGACAGATGTAATTAGATGCTTGGCTCTTAGCGGTAGCTTGCTACAAGCGGACATTGACAGTAATACTTACACATACGTTTCTGACTTAACCGAGTCCAGTATATTCGATGTACCTAGTGATGCGTTGCTTAGTAAAAATGCTAGTACTTTAGGTGTTGCGGAGTCAGGGGATATTATATTTGATGGACTAACATCTGGAGCTAAAACTGTAGACTCATTTATGTTGTACATTGATACCGGAGATACAGCTACTGATTTATTGGTAGCATATATAGATATATTCTATGGGGGTTCTTTCACCGCAGGTGGTGGCATAACTACTTTAGAGATACCTACTGCGGAAGGAGGGTTCTTCCGTGTCTGATGGTCAAGGTATAAATAGTTTTGAGGTTAATGCATCGGATATTAATGGTGGGTATAACCCCGTAGTTACTACTAATGTAGAATCATTTTTCTGGATTAGCTCTACTGTTACACCTGACAGTGTGCTTACGGAAAATGTGCAAGACGAGTGTGTATTAGTAGACTTTCAAAGTACTGAGGACCGTACAGCGTATTTGCCATCAAGACAAAGTACTAGGTGTAGCTAATGGGCGTACTAAACACATACACAAAGGCTCCATCTGAGAAGAAACGCTACCGGATAGATTTTTCTAGGTGGCTTAACCAGCCTAGTGAGCGAATTGATACTAGTTCCATGCCTACTTATACAGTAGAAGTGTTAAATTCTTCTACTGTTACACCTGACAGTTTGCTGGTAACTGTTGATTTTACTGTACTGGATAATCAGGCGTTTGAGTATGTTGTGGCAAATGGCACAGCCAACATATACTATAGAGTAATATTTTTAACGACAACTACTGATGAGCAAATAGTAGAGTCTACTGTAGATTTTAGGATTAGAGACCTATGAGTAAGCTGGTATTTAGGAATAATGCTACTGATGAACTAGATAATAACCTTGTTAATGGTCCGAATTACAGTGCTACTGATGTAGAGTTTTGGCTTGTGGGTACTGGTGATAATTTTCCACCAGCATCTATAGCAGTTAAAGAGGAGTTTTATGTAACTCTTAACTCAGTCGGAGGGCAAGTTGAAGTCTGTATATGTACTGACCGCACAGGGAACAAGCTAACACTTACTAGGGGTCAGGACAGGACAACTGCCCTAACTTGGTCGCCGGGCGACAGAGTTGAAATGCGACCCGTTGCGGGTTCAATGGAACGAGTGTTACAAAATAAAGATGATAAGCTTGCTGGGGCTTTAGACGCTGATGACCAAGACATAACTAGCCCTGCTATACGAGGTGGTTCCAGTTATGGCATGGCTGTTAGAGCGCCCAACGGGCTGGCGGCTAATGAGCTTATTGTGCCAGACAATACTGACCCTAGTATTGGCGGTTATGCAATATGGACTAAAAACCCTAACAGCCACCCTGAGGATGACCAACGGTACTATAACGTCCCCGGAACTATAGTTATGTTTAACGGGGATATAGCTCCGCCGGGTTGGGCTATGTGCGATGGTCAGTACCCATCGGGTGGTGGCGTAAAAGCCACCCCTGACTTAAGGGCTAAATTTATAATGGGGTGGAACTACGGTGATGGTTCGTACCCCTCAGTAACTCCAGCACCAGACCCTTCAATAGATATACTTGGTTCAGGCGGTAACTTTACGCGGACCGTAACTTCTGTTAACAATCACAACCATGGGCTTGTAACTGGTGGTACAGCTATCACTGAAGCACAGATGCCTTCACATAAGCATGACATTGCAGTTAACAGTGGGGAATCCTCGGACGGTAAGGTTGGTGTTGGTCAGGGTGAGAGAGACCATACTTATGACACTTTATCTACTGGTGGTGGTCTCCCACATGACCATGGTATTGCTGATGATGGTGCGCATACGCATACGCTTGACGATAGCCAACTAATACCTTATGTAGTACTCGCTTTTATGATAAAGCTAAATGTGGATAACCAAGTACCATGAGAATTTTATTTTCCAATAATGCTGTCGGCACGCTTACTGAGAATGTTCCCGCTTCTAGTGGTTATGTCACTATTAAAGTTAACTCAGAGTTAATAGCTTTATTACCTAGTATTTCTGTTGGTGACTTTTTTGTTATGACACTTACAGACCCAGAGGCTACACCTGAGCATGAGACTGTTAAAGTAACTAATGTTTCCAGTAATGACCTTACGGTAGTAAGAGACTGGGATGGTACTGGTTTAGGGGCTTTTGATGCGACTACTTCATCTATATCCGGTAGGCTTACAGCTAAGGCATTGACAGATACCTTTGTTAAGATGAACGAGGATGCCCCACTTACTGATGCTTCTAGGGTAGCGGTTGACTCTAAAGGGTTGCTAGTAGACTCAGCAATAGGACATACTAGAGTCTGGGACAGACAGACTGCGACAGAGGGACAGACTGATTTCACTATAAATGGTAACACCTTCTCCACGTACTCTGATTCTGAAGAAGTATATGTTAATGGCGTAAGGCAGATTAATACTGAGGACTACTCAATATCTGGTAACGATATACAGTTCACCGCTGGATTAAGGGTAGGTAGCATAGTTGATGTTAGTTATCTAGAAATAACGTAGGAAAGATTATGGGTAGAGCATCTCAATTGCATAAAGCAGCTACTGAGCGACACCAGAGCAGTGGTGTTTACGATGCTGCTAATCCCCATTTTGTTTCACTTGAGTCTGTTAAGGGTGGGGTTACAGTTGGACCAGCTTGTTGCTCCTCTTTTTTCCTACAGGGTAGCGCATCAGATGGTTCCTCACTTAAGTTTCATTTTGAATATTATTTCTGGAACTGGACTGTTGCTACTGCTACTCTTACTTTAGGTACTAACCCAAATGGTAGTGGATTTTGGACAGCAGGGGAAATAACCGATGAATTAGTAGCTCAAGCTACTTTTACTTCTTATGGTCCTGTGACGGCAACTGGCGGACTGTTTGTAATAAATACTGGTGCGGGTACTGGTGACGGCATAGCCTTTAAGCGATTAGAAAATCTATAGGAATTATTATGAGTACATCATCACAACTACATAAAGCTGTAACTAAACGACAAGTTGAAGGTATGCCCTACGATTCTACTAACCCATATTATATGTCAGCAGAGACTAATAATGGTGGAGCTGTAGAGTGTAGCGTTAACCTAGTTGGTAACATAGAGGATGGTGCAGTTTTTGCTATAGCGATTAACTCTGAGTTGGTTGCAGGTGGAGAGAGTAATGCTTCTAAGACATTCACCATGCCAGTTAACTCTAATGGTTTAGGTTTTTGGAACCCTACTGAAGCGGCAACTTATATGGCTGCTAACGATGTTGTTCCTACTATTGGTACAGCTAGCTCCTCTGCTTCCAAGCTGTCTTGGGATGTTTCAGAAATAGCTGGTGTTACAATATCAGCGTGCTACCCTCGTGGTAGTACATACACAGCACCATAAGGAATAATTAAATGGCATATGCAAGCGGAGGTAAGTGGGAAGTTACTGTAACTGGTGCGGATACTGGTAAGTCCGTTACTACTCTAAGGTCTTCTACTAATGAGTTCCTTACATGTTCGGTTACTGGTACTGTTGAAGCGGATGTGCAGATTAGTCCAGATGGAGCTACATGGCACTCTGTAGCATCATTAGGTGGTTCTAATGATGCTACAACAAATGTATTTGCATCAGGCTCCTACAGTATTCGACCGAATGTTACTGCTGGTACTGGTACATTCATTGCCAGATAGGGGGGTGCTATGCACTTCCAGATAAAAAACTTTAGCGGTATTATCCCTAAGATTTCTCCTAGGCTTTTACCTGAAAACGCTGCTGTTACTGCTAAGTCTACTGAGCTTTACACAGGCGAAATCCGTGGCATTAAAAAACCTACGTTTATACGCACAGTAGGTGATGACGCATACAGGGCTTTTCGCGCATACGTCAAGGACACAGTAGTTGCTTCCCCAACTAAGGGTCAATATCTATCTACTTGGGTAACTTTTGATGACCCCACTGTAAATTTCCACCGTGGTCCGACTATTAATGATGAATACCAAAGATATTATTGGACAGGGGTTGATACTAAGCCCTCAGTTGTAGATGGTAACGAGCTACTGCTACATGACGGCGACCTTAGCCAATGCAACGTGTATAGGTGGGGCATACCTAACCCTACAACTACACCAGCAACTACACCCCCACCGGGAGTAGAACCCAATGTAGAAGTCCGTTCTTACGTATTTACTTTTGTAAATCAATGGGGCGAAGAATCTGGACCATCTTTTTCTAGTGAACCTAAATCAGGTGGGGATGACGCAACTTGGATTGTTACTGGGCTACAAAGTAGTTTTCCCGGAGGCGAACCTTACAAACCACTAGACTTAGTAAAGGGTATAAGAATTTACCGCACACTTGTTGGTAGTTCTGGTGTTAGCTTTAGGCTAGTAGATGAGATAGCACCTGCCACTACTTACAGTGATTCAAAATCTTCCTCTGAAGTAGCACTCAATGAGGCTTTAGATACAGTATTGTTTGAACCACCTCTCGGCTCATTGCAAGCTGACGATAACCTAAGCGGATTAGTACAATTACCAAATGGAATGTTCGCCGCGTTTAATGGTACGGACGTACATTTTTCAGAGCCTTACAAACCAGCATCATTCCCTAGTTCTTATAGGGTGTCAACGGGCGCTAATGTTATAGGTCTTGGTACGTACCACTCAGGGTTAGTTGTATGCACTGACTCAAACCCTAAAGTTCTTTCTGGTGCTTCACCTCTTAACATGACGATGATTGATATTGACCAGCATGAGCCATGCCTATCACTAGCTAGTATTGTTTCTGCACATGATGGTGTTTACTACGTATCACAAGATGGACTTATTCGCGTTACTGAAGCTGGTGCGGAGCTTGTCACTAAACAATTTGTATCCCGTACTGAATGGCAGCGATTACTTACACCATCTGAGATACAGGGCGCGGTAGGTGGTCAGGGCTACATAGGGCTACAGTCAGCTAGTGAGGGCTTCATACTAGGACCAGAAGTTGGTAACAGGGGTATGATTACCATAGGTAACTTGTCTTATATTAGAACAGTACAGAATGATGTTCGTACTGGTGAAGTATACGTTATACGTAATGGTCAGTTGTTCCACTGGAATCCAGCTAGAAGCAACCCATTAGTTTACGAGTGGGAGTCAAAGACCTTTGAAACTCCTTACCCGCTTAACTTTGGTGCTTTTGTAGTCAAGTGGGAAAAGCCTACTATAATTACTGACATAGATGACTTAACTGATTACAGCTATTGGAACCAAGAAGTTTGGGACTATGCTGACACGCAGACATGGAGCTATGAGGCTACTAACTACAGTGCAGTTTCAAGCCTACATACTTACAACCAGTTTGCGTATAACAGCAAAACGCCTTGGACTGGTCCTAAAGTTGACACTAGCCCTCCCGGTTATCCTGTAGATAAATACTACCCTGTAGTAAATAAAATGCCTTTTGGTGGGAGTGATTTAATACCGCCGGATACAGTAGATTTAGCCTTTGGCGTAAATGTAACTGTGCTGGCAAAGTTGAAGAACGAGCCTGAGTTTCGGGAGGTATATAGTAGGTATGTAACTAATGAAAACCAACAGCGACTACCTGCTGGCTTTAAGGCTGATTTGTGGCGTATAAAAATAAAGTCATCGGCTAATCTTTATTCTATAGCAATAGCTGAAACTGGTAGAGAGCTAGCTAAGGTATGAGTGCTAGACCAAAAAAAGATTTACTGACTTTAACTACTGAGAGGCTTAAGTATCCAGCAGTACCAGCGCCTAGGAATGAGCCTCAGGCTATTTTCCGTACTGTTAACGCCTTGTATCAGGCATACCATGCGCTAGTAGGTGTACCTAATGAAACTGAGCTAACAGTAATTAGTAAAGGTACGTTACCTACTGAGGAAGTAGTTGAGAGTAGTTACCCTGTAGCAATCAATAGCCCTAAAGCGTTAGATGGTATGGTCTATGACTTAACATCGGCTGCTTGGGTTAATAGTGACGTTGTAACCATGATGGCTGCGGGTTGTACTATAAGCGCCGCGCCTAGTGTTTCTGACAGTTTTAACGTAGCTAGCTGCGCTAAGATAAGTACAGGTCTCTACAGATGTACACTTAGTACATCACAGTATCTTGGTGAGTATTTGCTGGATAAGATTGTACCTAATATACTTCTTAGCCCCGGCGAGACTGATGCTAGCTCAGAAATAATATATAAGTCATGCGCTTTTGTGGGAGTATCATCTGTAGCGGGTACTTTTGATATACAGATATATAAGCCTGAAGTAGATACATCTGGCACTAATGCTTGGATTACAGCCGCGCCTTGTGACTTAGCTGGTGGGGACAGTGTAGCTGTAAGCCTACTTATAGTTAGAGATGGTGACATTGACGGCTAGTAGCGTATATACTAAGTTAAATAGAACATGAGGTGTATGATATGGCAGCGGCAAGTCCTTGGGCAGGTGTTATCGAAGCTGGAGTTGGCGCTCTAGCTAAAGGTGGTGCTGGCGCTATAGCTGGTGCTATGGCTCCCTCTGCTGGTGCAGTACCCTCTGCACCCAGCTATGATAAAGAGCTGGGTGGTCTAGAAGAAGCTGCTAATCTAAACAAACAGTTTGCCTTGGAGCAGCGCGAATACGCAGCTCAAATGGATGCAGACCTTAAATCTTTAGGTAACCAAATACTTGATGTACAGCTTCCAGCTATGGAGGAAATGTATCAGTGGGCTGGTGAGGATAGGCAGCGACATAGTGATATATACGCACCTATAGAAAGTGAGTTTGCTAGACAAGCCGCAGAATATGCTTCCCCCGGTGAGATTGAACGACAGCGTGGTAAGGCTGGGCAGGATGTTGCTCAGTCTTTTGAAGCGCAGCGGGCGCAGCGGCAGCGCGAACTCCGTGAAGCTGGTGTAGTAGGTGGTGATAGCAGCCAAGCTAGCTCTCGTCTAGAAGACTTGATGTTTAACATAGAAGAAGCAAAAGCTCAGGCTGCTATGCAAAACACAGCCGCTGAAAACACCCGCGCTACTGGTAGAGAGCTAATGGGTCAGGCTTCTGGTATGGGTAACTACCTTAACCAGTCTTCTGCTAGAAATGCTGAGACAGCCGCTAACATTGGTAATGTAGCCTTAACTGGGCAGCAAAATACTGGTGCGCTTGGGCTTGAGGGTCAACAGGGCGCAGTACCTTACCTTGGTGGTATGGAGAGTTCATGGAACTCCTCTGCTGATGTACGCAACACGCAGTTCCAGAACCAGATGCAAGAATACGAAGCTAAATCAGCCGCTGCTAGTAGTGCAGGTGGTGGTATTGGCTCTATGGTAGGTGGCATGGCTGGAATGATGGGTGGTCCATTAGGCTCTATGGCTGGCTCCGCTATTGGTGGGATGATTGATTCTAAGATGGCTAGTAAAGCTGCTGAAGGTGGTAGCATTAGCGCCCCCGGTGGTCCTAAAGATGACGCTGGGTTAATGGCGCTCTCCGATGGTGAGTACGTACTACCTGCCTCTGTAGTTAATGGGATGGGTGCTAGTATTCTAGATAAATTCGTAGAGAAACAAACTGGTACTAAGCCTAGCCGAAAGCAAGCTTTGCCAATACCCGGAGGTATGTAATGGCTGACAATATGACTTTAGGCGCTACCTTAGAGGGTGTTAACAGAGGTTACAGCCAAGGTATTTTAGATGCTACTAGGCAGCAGTATCAGGAAGCTGCTGTTAAAGCGAATGACAGAGCCGATGTAGCTAACCAGCGTGATGATGAGGCTTTCGCTAGGAAGGAGGCTCTTAAGGCTCATTATACGGATTACCGTCCGGGGCAAGTGAATATAGATGACCTGTTTGTGCAGCCTGTCGCATCAACAACTTCGCAAGTTCCTACTTCAGGTATTCCGGTAGACCCTAACGCTCAAGTAGCTGTAGACCCTAACGCTCAAGTAGCTGTAGACCCTAACGCTCAAGTAGCACCCCAACCTAGCGGAATGCCAAGTGAGCCACCAGTGGCTGGGCAAGCTCCAGTGCCTGAACAGACACCTTTATCGGCTAGTATGACTAGTAGTAACCTTCTACCTGAAGCTGACATTGTATCCCTTGCTATGCAGCGAAAGGATGAATATAACTCTTGGTTAGACGAAGCAAGAAACTTAGCAATGATGGCTGGGGGGCTTGAAGGTGTAGATGAGCTTGAAAGGAAAGAAACAAATCGTATGCGCCAAGAAACATTTGGGTATACGAGTGGGGCTATTATGGCTATGGAGCGTGGGGATACAGGTATGGCTGCTATGCTAATGAACCTTGCCAATGCCCACCAGTCACGCGAACTAGGCTTTAGTTGGCAGGATAATGGAGACGGTACGTTGTCTACATTAAATGCGAACGGTGAGGTTTCCGGTGAACCTTGGGATGCTATGAACCTTGTAAAGTATCAAGAAGAAAACTTAGCAACCAATGAAAACTATATCAAAATGCGCGAGGCTAATCAGTCTCAACGAAGTACCGAGCTGGCAGACCAGCAAACTCTTGCTACGGTTCAGGAAAAGCTAGCTAATGCTGAAAGACTAAAGGCTGCGGGTTATAGCGATATTATTGCAGCGGAGTATAAGGCAGAATTTGGGGAGTTTACGGATGATAAACAAACGATAATGGATATATTTGAAGCAAATATGGGCGAGGGTGTAGTAGAAGGGATTGCAGCACGTAAGAACTCACAGATACTTGCGCTCGCTATGAGAATGTATAACTCTGGGATGGTATCTAGCGGGGCAGAAGCATGGGACAGGGCTTCTACACAGCTAGGCATTGTTCCAGAATAGTAGGTAAATATTAAATGGCTGATGAGAACACAGTATTTCAACCGTCTCCGAGCTTAACCAGAGCTAATGATAACCTACCTACGGGTCCAGATTATTTAAGGGCGCAGGGCTATAGTGTTGATGGTAGGACTCAGGGCATCCCAGCTCAGGGTATTCCTACTACTGTGGGTTCTCTAGAACCGTCCGCTATTGCTACTCAGGAAGCTGTAAAAGCCGAAGATAGAGACGCTGCTCTAGCTGCTATTGCCGAAGATTTTAAGCGTGAACAAAGTCTAATAACTGGGACACTTAATACCGAGGAAGATGCCGATGATGGCTGGGGTAGTGACTGGTGGCGCGCTGCTGTAAGGGGCATTAACCGTTCTAGATTAGCTATTAACTTTAGCGGTGCTGCTGGCGGGGACGAGCAGGATATACAGGATATAGTAAATTCTCTATCTAATGTATCTAAGTATGCTATGTCCAAAGAAGACCAAGAGTCTATGCAAGAGATTGAGCAAGCTGAGGGGTGGGGCGAAACTCTGTGGGAAATAGCAACGAATTTGGATGCTGTTAGTAATGTTGCAGTAGAATCTTTAATTCAGTCTATCCCTGCCTTAGCAGTACGTTTTGGCATAACAGCGGGTTCAGCAGCGGCGGGTAGTCTAGCGGGTCCAGCGGGTACAGTAGCTGGGTTTTTATCTGGAGTAACTGCTTCTAGTGCTATAGCTGGTACTCTTGATGGCTACATGGAATGGGGTAATGAAGTTTCCCAGATTATGGAGCAAGAGTACGGGGTTAATATGCAAAGCCCTGTTGAGATAGCAAAGTTTATTGAGAGTGAAGACTGGTCTGCTGCTAGTGACAAAGCTGCTAAGAAATCCGCCGTTGTTGGTATGGCTAGCGCCATAAGTTTAGGTACTGCGGGTAAGTTTACTAAGCTTTTTACTGGAAAAGGAGTAGGAGCTAAGAAGGCAATAACTAGCGAAGCTGGCATACAGACGGGTATTGATATGTCTGGCGAAGCTTTATCTATTAAGGCTAAGGGCGAGGACATAACAGGTCAGGAAGCAGAAGTTTTGCTTGAAGGTATTGCTGGCGCACCAACCACTGCCATCGAAATAGGCATGGGTATCAGGGAAATAAACAAGGCTAACGCTGGTACTGGTGGTACTGATGGTACTGGTGGTATCGTTGAAGACTTAGGCGACCCTAGCGATAGCGGTGGCGACCCCAGTAAGGTGACTGTAGGTACGCCAGATGTAGGTCAAGCACTTGAAAATGCAGGTGTGGGAACACCAGTAGCTAGCGGTATTCCTATGGCAGGAGGAGGACCAGCGGTAACAGGTCAAGAGGGACCAGCAGGACCACCAGTAACAGGTCAAGAGGGACAAGCGCCCGCAGCACCAGCACCTGTACCACCAGCGCCCGCAGCACCAGCACCAGCGCCCGCAGCACCAACCTATGATGCTTCTACGGAGAAGTTTAATTCGTCAGCTACTGTAGATGAACTCGCCAAAAGAGGTATAGACAACTGGCAAAACGGTTTGATGGATGCATATGAAAGCATTCTAAAAACTGATGGTCAGGAAGCTGCTGATGAGTTTAGGGCAGCGGTTGAGGGTAGGCGGGAACGACTTAGACTTGAGGCTTCGGGAACACCAGCAGCTAGCGGTGCAGGAACACCAGTAGCTAGCGGTGCAGGAGGACCAGTAGCTAGCGGTATTCCTATGGCAGCAGGAGGACCAGCGGTAACAGGTCAAGAGGGACCAGTACCAGCAGGACCAGCAGTACCAGCTAGTGGTATTCCTGACCAGCCCAAAGGAACAGAAAGTGTAGTTGGTGTTGATATGGAACCCGACACTACTGTAGGCGGAAGTTTGCAAACTGAGTTTGCTAGGACAGCAGCCGCCTTAACTACTACAAAAAACCAGCAAAAAGCATCTGGCTTAAAAGCAACTAATAAGCGTGGGTTCTTAACAGCAGCCCAACAGAAAGAGCAGTTTAGAAGTTTTTATCTTGGGTTTAAGGAAACGCTTAAATTAATTAATGCTGAAGACCCAAAGCTTGCTAAGAAACTAGAAAAAGACCTTAACAAAAGCCTAGCTGAAAATGGGCTTGTAGACCTGAATACTTTTACTGGTGTACTAACAAGCGTTCCTAAGATTCGTGCAATAATGCCAGCATTTAAAACTGCTGTAGAATCAGTAAAAAATTCTACCAGTTCTGAAATTGCAGTGGGTGTAAGTTCTGGCTCGGTTAAGCGAAAAGATAATAGTGTTACTTACGAGGAAGTTCTTGGTAAGAAGCTAGATGAAGCAGCACCTCCTGAATCCCCTTCTGGAATACCAGCAGGTAGTGATGATGTTGTAGCTCAGTTTAATCCAAATTCAGGCGCTCTGTTAGGTGG